CGCCGCCGTGACAGCCGTGACCGCTGCCGTCACCATGCTGGGCAACAAGTATGAGGACACCTACGACGAAGCCATGTCCATGACGGCCACCACCGCCGCCCAGACAAAGGAGCTGGAATCCCTCAAAGAGCAGTACGACAAAGCCTGCCGCACCTACGGCAGCACGTCCGATCAGGCATCCGACCTGAAGTACCGCATCGATGAGCTTTCCGATTCTCTGGAAAACAACGGGCAGTCTGTGGACGAATATGTGTCCAACCTTGACAGCGTAATCAGCAAGCACAACGACCTGATCGACAGCTTTGGCAGCAATACGCAGGCCATCCACAACAGCGAGGTCGAAAACCTTGCACTGGTCGCCCAGCTCGATGCGCTGGCAAGCTCCACCGGGAACAACGCTGAAAAGCAAGCCCAGATGGAAACCATCATCAACGAGCTGAACGGCAGCATTGACGGCCTGAACCTCACCTATGAAGATCTGACCGAAAACCAGAGCAAGGCCATTGCCAGCGTCAAGGAAATGGCAAAGCAGCAGGCCGAGCAGGAACTCCAGAAGGAGAAGTATCAGGAATACGTTGACCTGTTGAAACAGCAGGCCACCGAGCAGGAAACCATCAAGGAAAACAATGACGCCATAGCCGCCGCGCAGGAGCGCGTGAACGAAGCGCAGAAAGTCTATGATGACTACATCGCCGACCTGTATGCGCAAGACCCCACCGGCATGGCCACCATCTCCGCACAGTGGTCTGAACAGGCCGCAAACCTCAACGCAGCCAACGAGGAGCTGCAAAAGTATCAGGACAAACAGGGCGAGCTGCAAAAAGCCCTCGACGACACATCTGACCGTCTGGAAGTCATCGACAGGTATTACACACAGCAGGCCGAGGACGCCAAAGCCGCAGGCAGCGAGATCATTTCCCAGCAGGAAGCCGTGTCGCAAGCCTATAACGACGTCCGGGCAGATGTGGAAAAGCTCTGCGAAGCCTACGATGCGGCCTACAAGGCCGCAAAGGACAGCTTTGAGGGCCAGTTTGGTCTATTTGATGAAGCGTCCACCAAGTCCGAAGACTACCTGAACGCCAGCGTCGCAGCCGCGCAAGCCGCGCTGGATTCCCAGCTCAACTACTGGAACACCTATACCGCAAACATCGAGACCCTGAAAGGCACATCTTATCAGGATCTGGGCATAACCGAAGACAACTACAAGGCCCTGATGTCCTATGTACAGGACGGCAGCGAACAGGCCGCAGGTCTGGCCGCAAGCATGGTCAAGGCCATCAACAGCGGCAACAAGGACGCTGTGTCCAAGCTGGCCAACACCTTGGCCGACGTCGCCGCAAAGCAGGACGAAGCTGCACAGGCCACCGCAGACTGGGTGACGGGCTACGAAAAACAGCTCGACGAGTTTGAACGGAAAATGCTTGATACCGTCGAGGGCATGGATATGTCCCTTAACGCAAAGGCGCAAGCCGAAAAGACCCTTGACGGCTACATTCAGGGCATCAAGAACGGCAAGAAGGACGCCGTAGCTGCTGCAAAGGACGTGGCCGCATCCGTGGCCGCCGCCTTGCAAAACAGCTCCACCTACACGCCGACCACCCCGACGCCAACCGTGCCCGGCCATGCTGGCGGCACGACCGACGCCGAAGATGTGTTCATCGCTGGCGAGGAAGGCCCGGAGCTGATCGTTGGCAAGCAGGGGAGCACCGTTTTCCCTGCCGAAGAGACCGAGAAGATCATTGACGCCCTGAACGGCATCGATGACGCCCCGGCAACGGCCACCGCAGCGCCCGCATCCGAAACCACCTACAACACCGTCACAGATGACCACTCCGTTGTGGACAGTCATGATGTGGCGAATGAGTACGCAATCACCGATAGCCATGCGGTCACGGACAGCCATGACCTCACCGACGCCAGCGTCCTGAATGATAGCCACGATGTAACCAGCATCGACAACAGCGCACAGACCGTGGACAGCCACGACGTCGCTGAAAGCTACACCACGGACAACAGCGTCGAAAGCCACATCACGCAGGAGCAGGCCGGGACCGAAAAGAGGTTCAGCCAATTCCTGCAGGCTCTCGCTGGTATCTCCATCGATGCCCCGGAACCTGCGCCGGGAGAATCTCTCTTGGCGTCCACGCTGGGCAAGGTCGCTGACATCCTCTCCGGCAAGAACTCTGACCTGCCGGAAATTGAAGCGGCCTACATGGGCCTGTCTGCCACCCCACAGGGGGCCACCGAGACCTACGACCTCACGGAGCTGGAAGATATTCTGACCCAGCAGCCCACCGCACCCGTCGCAGCCGACGAGCAGCAGGCGACGGCCGCCGCCGTGCCCGCATCCGAAACCCCGGAACCCGTCGAGCCTGCACCTCTCAACGTCCTGCCCGTCGCAACGGCTCCGCAGAGCGCCCAGAACACGCCCGCCGAAACGATCAAGAGAATTGTCCTCGAACTGGTCGGAAAGGGCACTATCGAGGTTTCTGGCGGCTCTGGCAGCGGATTGACGAAAAATGAGGTTTTGGAACTGCTAATCGACAACATCAAGCCTGTTCTGATGGGCGTTATCAAGGATGAAATCTTTGAGGAGGGCCAACTGTCCTATGACTATTAACTACCAGATCTGGTTTACATGGAACGCAGAGAAGGAGAAAATCAGGCTCCCCGTGCTGCCTGAAAAATTCTCCGTCAAAAACGGCTCCAACAACCAGAGCGTTGACCTGACCGGGCTTGGAGAGGTCACGATCATGCAGAGCCGCCCGGCTTTGCAGTTTAGCTTTTCCAGCTTCTTCCCGGCGCACTCTTTCCCCGGCATGAAATCCATCATTGCCGTACCGCCGATTTTGTACATCCGCATGATCGAGCGCTGGAAAAAGAGCCGCGTACCCATCCATTTTATTTGCACGGGTATGTTCATCAATCTGTACTGCACCATCGAGAGCTTCAACTACTCCGAAAGCGGCGGCGACGTGGGCACATATACCTACGACATCACCCTGAAAGAGTATCAGGAGGTTTCGCTGAAAACCGTTTCCGTCAGCTCTGCGCTGATCGCAACGGTGCAGGACATCACGACCCGCGTTGACAGCGCATCCACCCCGAAGACCTACACGGTCAAGAAGGGCGACTGCCTGTACAACATCGCAAAGAGCCTGTACGGCAACGGTGCCAAATACACCGACATCTATTCCGCGAACAAATCCATCATTGGCAGCAACCCGAATCTGATCTACCCCGGACAGATTTTGAAGATTCCGTGAGGGGAGGGCGGCGCATGGCAAAAATCCAGCTTCTGATTGTTCAGAGCAAAAAGACCACCGACATGACCGCCCTTGTCAAGTCTGTCCATTGGAGAGGGCGCAAGGGCAGCTCTGCCCGCACCCTGACCGTGACCATGATCGACGACGACGGCTACAAACACGCCCGCAGCGGCATCGACGTGGAAGATGGAAACCAATGTATTTTCCTCGTTGACGGCAAGGAGCGCTTTCGGGGCATCCTGCTGAACCAGAATCAGGGCAACAAGAAAAATCTGAAATTCACCGCCTACGATAACGGCATCTACCTTGCCAACAACAAGGACACGTTTGTTTACAAAAACAAGACCGCAGATCAGGTATTCGCCGACGTCTGCTCCCGATTTGGTATCCCGACTGGAACGGTCGCAAAATGCACCTACCAAATCCCGGAGCTGACCAAGAGCAAGACCACCGGGCAGGACGCCATACTGGACGCCCTGAGCCTTGACTACAAGGCAACGGGCACCCGGCACTACGTCAGCAGCGACGGCGGCAAGCTCTCCCTGCTGCAACGCAAGGATCAGGTCATTTCCTACGTCGTGGACGGCGACGCCAACCTGTACGGATATTCCTACACCAAGAGCATCGAGAACATCAAGACCCGCGTCAAGATGATCTCAAAAGAGGGCACCACACTGGCCGAAAAGTCAAACGCTGCCCTTGAAAAGAAGATCGGCATCTTTCAGGAGATCCAGCAGCCGGATGAATCCCTCACCACGCCGCAGGTCAAAGACCTTGTTTCCAGCGTCCTTGACACGCTGGACGACCCGGAAGAAAACATCGACCTCAACACGCTGGGCGACGCCGACGTTATATCAGGCAAGGCCATTCTGGTGCGCATCCCGCACCTGAACATCAACCGCGCCTACTATGTGGACGACGACGACCACTATTTTGAGGATAATCTGCACACAATGTCTGTCACCCTCACAACGGCGGCAGACGTCAAGAAAGGGGGCTGACCATGAACGAAACCAGCTTGAAGCAGCTCTTTCAGGGGATGATTCCGGTCGGCTCCACCATCCTGCAGGGCACTGTGACCAAGGATGACCCGCTGGAGATCACCGCCGTCAACGACAGCAAGCTCATTATCTCCGGCAACCAGCTTGTTGTGCCGTGGCACCTCACGGACTACACAACCCACGCGGACTATACCATGGGCGACAAGGGCGAGCTGCGCGACGAAACCTATACCAAAATGGACGGCGGGCACATCCACAACGACAGCCGGGGCGGTCCGACGACCAACGTCAAGCACAAGCACTACCTCGAAAAGCTCAACGCCTACAAGATGACCCTGAAGGTCTACAACCATCTGCAAAAGGATGATATCGTCTATCTGCTGTCGCTCAACAACGGCAAGGTCTATTATGTCCTTGACCGCGTCGCCGGGCAGGTAGCAGGAAAGGATATTTGATATGGCCGTATACATCCCTATTGGCATAGCGGAGGTGCAGGACGCGCAGGAAAAGCCGTCCCGCACATACCGCCTTGACCTTGACGCGGGGAGGATCGTCGGCTTTGTGGACAACCTCGAAGCCGTACAGCAGGCCATCCGAAAAGCCATCATTACCCCGCGTTTCAAGTGCCTGATCTATGATAACCAGTACGGCAGCGAGATCGAGGACGCCGTAATCGCAAAGGACGCCAGCCGCGAATATGCAGAGTCCGTCATCGAGGGCTTTGTCAAGGACGCGCTGGCCCCGGATAGCCGCATCCTCGAATGTCACGACTTCACCATTACGTTTGACAAAGATCAGGCACACATCGAATTTACCGCTGACACCATCTACGGAGAAATTGAAGTGGAGGAGGTGATCTAATTGTTTGAAGACAGAACCTTTGAAAACCTCATGCAGGAGGTTTTGAGCGATGCAGACGCTGCAGGAATCGACACCCGGCAGGGGTCTATATTCTACGACGCCGTTTCGGGCACCTGCCTGAAAATCGCCAAGCTATACGCGGATATCGACATTGCCCGCAAGCTTGTTTCCATCTCCACCGCTACCGGGGACGATCTGGACGACAAGGCCAACGAGTACGGCATGACCCGCCATGCAGCGACCCCGGCGAAGTATCGCTTTACCTACGAGGGCACAACGCCGGAAACCGGGGCGAGATACTACAACAACGGTATGTATTTTGTCCTGCACTACAACACGCTGGAAGGGGAGTACTACCTCGAAGCGGAAGTTCCCGGCGAAGCTGGCAACACCATCTACGAGGGCACCGCCGCCATCCCGGTGAACGAGATCGACGGTATGAAGAATTCCAAATTCGGCGAGATCTACGAGAACGGCACCGACCGCGAAAGCGACGAGAGCCTGCGTACCCGTGTGCAGGAAAAAATAGCTGGCCCTGCCGAGAACGGAAACAAGCAGCATTACAAAACGTGGTGCGAATCCATTGACGGCATCGGTCATGCCCGCATCTATCCGCTGTGGAACGGCCCGAACACGGTCAAGGCGGTGCTGATTGATTCCTCTGGCCGCGCCTGCTCCAGCGAGAAGGTGGCAGAAGTCCAGAAGTACATCGACCCGGCCACCAAAGGCTACACCGCCAACGTGGACGGCTACACCTACACCGTCGGCGACGGTCTGGGCGAGGGCGTCGCAAACCTTGGCGCACACTTCACCGCCGTTTCTGCCCGCGAAACAAAAATCGACGTCGCTTTCCAAGCCGACCTTGCCAGCGGTTTCACCCCGCAGGAGGTGCAGGAGCAGGCGAGGACTGCCATTGACGCCTACCTCAAAGAGACCGTCTTGACGACGGCAGCCGCCGAGGATGTGGTCATCCGCGCCGCCCGCATCGGCGCTATCATCATCGAAATGGACAGCGTGGTGGACTACAAGAACCTGACCATCAACGGCGGCACCGAGAATATCAAGCCGGGGGCTGATTACATCCCCGTGACCGGGGAGGTGAAGCTGACCACATGAAACGCACCATCGACCGCAAGCAGTTTTACAGCCGAGATTTTGCCGACTGCTATGAAGAGCTGATCTCCTACTACCCGCGCTACTACCGCGAAGTCCGGGAGATGAACGCCATCCTCAAAGCCAACGGCAAGCTGCTGGACGGTACCCAAGATGCGATTGAGCAGGTCTATAATAACGCCTTTATCGACTTCATGGACGAAGCAGCAGTCCGGCAGATGGAGATCTTTTTGAGTATCAACCTCGACAAGACCCGAACGCTGGACGAGCGCCGCCGCCTTATCAAATCCTTTTTTGCAGGCTTTGGCCGGGTCTCTGCCACCCTGCTGAAAAAGATGATAAACGCCTACACCAACGCAGGCGTTGAGGTCAAATTTGAGCCGTTCGATGCAGCAGGCAACAATATGCTGTACATCAATTTCGAACGCGGCGATGAAGCCACCCTCTACATGAGCGACATTCTGGAGCTGCTCTCCCGTAAGATTCCGGCACACATTGCCTATACGCCCATTGTCACCTACAAGCGGGCCGTCGTCGTCAAGACCAGAAAAACCAACTATGTTTTTGACTACGACCTCACGGGCACAAAGCCGGACGTCTCGACCAAAGGCGCGTACTACATCGCCGAGACCGTCACAGAAACGAACCGCCTGCCCGTCATCACGGACTACAAGCAGGCTGCCGACGTGGACAACCCCACAGGCACGAACCCGGAACCCACATCCCTTGCCGCCTACATCCACCGGGCGACGGTCACGCAGGCCGCCCACACGCCCCACCTTACCGAATACCCCAGCACAGCAGAAGCCGATATGCCCACCGGGCAGACCCCAGAGCCTGCCATGCTGGGCAATGCCGCCCGCGTCGTCACAGGCGTTGGCTACACCATCACTGAATGCGCGGAAGCCTACCCGCTTTGCGGCCAGGATTTCGCATCTCAAAGTTAAGGAGGTAACTCTATATGGCTTTATTCTGGAATGATAACTTCCTGAACAAAATCCGCAACAACTGGCTGCGGCGTGTCGCTAAAATCCAGTATTACGCCGGGGGCGTCTGGTATGACGCCATGATCACGTCAAAAGCCATCGAGGGCAACGCCCTGAAAGTCGTCTGCCAGACGCAGGATAGCGCAACCCTCACTATCACCGCTGTTCGCATCGTCGATTCCGACGGCGAAATCGCTGGCCAGATCAGCGAGAACCTTATCAAAAACAGCACGCAGGGTGTTATTACTCTCTGGGAATTTCCTCTGTACGAGCTGGTCTAACCGAAAGGAGGTGAAAATCTATGTTTAACTTTTTGCTCTGGAAAGATCACGCTGTAACCCCGTCCAACGTCTACAACCTGACCAAAAACGATGATGGCACCTACACCATGACCCGCGCAGGCAAGGTCGTCCAGCAGGGCACCAACATGAGCGCCGCCAACTTCAACCGCATGGAAGTCGGCCTGCATGATGCCAACATCGCGGTCAAGATTGCGCAGACCATTATCCAGTGGCATGGCCGCCGTCTGGACAGGATGGAGAACCGTGGCGACAACCATGAAGCCGATATCTCTGCCATCAAGACCCTGAACACCCAGCAGGACACCCGCCTGACCGCGTTGGAAAAGGACACCGCCGCCGAGGTCAAGCAGGTCACGCTGACCGCTGGCACGGACGCATGGCCGTTCTGCGTCAAGGACACTGCCGTGGCTCTCTCCACCACCCGCAAGAACACCAACTACGACGTGGACGTCTACGTCAAGAGCTACACGGGCGGTACGCTGGGCGACATCACCGTCAAGGACAAGCTAGCCAACGGCTTTAAGCTCCGGCACGACGGCAGCGCAAAATCCGTTGTCGTTATCATCAAAGTAACGGGAGGTACCAAGTAATGAAGATCGAAGAACTGAACACTGGCCGCAAGATCGAGTATGAGCTGCGCGGCACCAAGCTGGACTTTGCCGACAGCACCCTTGTCATGAACCTTGCAAAGTACCAGAAGGAGGACACTGTAACCGCAACCATCACCGCCAACGCACAGGGCAACCTTGCCGTTGACAGCGATAATGGCCTGTACTACGTCGCGCAGGTCGAGATCCCCGGCTATGAGTACGAGGAAGTCGAGGTCGAAGGCCCCGCCCAGAGCGACGCCATGGCCGCCGCCGTCGAGGAAACCGACCCGCAGACCGACGCTGCACAGACCGAGAAAACCGCGACCATCACCCACATCGAGCGCCGCGTCCTGCCGCTGGACACCGAAAAGGTCATCCTGCGCCTGTGGAGCATCGAAGATTTTGAAAGCATCCTGTAAGGAGGATATGAGATATGGCAAACAATTTCGACGCTGCCGCTTTCGCGGTCAAGTGCGCTTTCCCTGATAACAAGCTGATGATGGACGACGTCGATCAGCCGTCCCTGCACGTCTGGATTCCGGCTTTCCGGCTCTGTGACGTCCTCTCCACCCAGAGCACCGATATTCACCCCGCATTCCGCGTCAACGGCAAGCAGATTGCTGGTTTCTGGCTGGGCAAGTACCAGAGCGCTGTCTATGGCGGCCGCTCTTACAGCCTGCCCGCAGAGGATCCTGCCAACAGCCGCAATTATGATTCTTTCGCTGCATCCTGCGTGGCAAAGGGCAAGGGCTGGCACGAAGTGACCAATGCAGAGTGGGCCGCCGTCACTCTCTGGTGCCACAAGCACGGCTGTGAGCCGCGCGGCAACAATAACTATGGCAAGGATGCCAGCGAGACCGATTATGTCGGCATTCCGGCGCCCGGCGTTCAGGATAGCGGCAAGACCGCCCGTATATTGACGGGCACCGGCCCCGTCACTTACAGCCACAACGGCAAGATGAACGGCGCGTTTGACATGAACGGCAACGTCTGGGAGTGGGTGCTGGGTCTGCGCCTGTACAAGGGCGAGCTGCAGGTCATTCTCGACAACAACTCCGCAGATAATACCGTTTCCTATGCAGCATCCGGCAGCGCATGGAAAGCAATCAAGGCCAGCGATGGCAGCTTGATCACCCCGGACGGCAACGGAACCACCGAGGGCAGCATCAAGCTGAACGTCGTGAGCGGCAAGGCGGTATGGGATACCACCATTGCAGACCAGAAGGACGAGGGCCGCGGCTGCTCGTTCAAGGACATCACCGCAGGTTCCGGCGTGAGCGACGCTGCAAAGCTGCTGCTGATGTCTCTGGCTCTCATGCCGGACACCGCTCTGACCGGCGACGGTATCGATGCCACCTACGGCAATGATTACTTCTGGTTCAACAACGGCGCAGAGGAGCGGTGCCCGATTCGGGGCGGCAGCTGGTACGATGGCAGCATCGCTGGCGTGTTCTACTTGAGCCTGAGCAATCCGCGGTCGTATGCGGGCTGGAGCATCGGGGGCCGTTGCGCTTTTGTTGAGCTGCCCGCTGAAGCCTGATAAGCTGACGGCCTGCGCGGGAGCGCGGGCCAAAAGCAAATAGCCCAAAAGGCGCGGTGGGCCAGAGGGCCGCCGCGCTGAACTTTATTGGAGGTGTTGACTGTGCTAAAAACCGAAGTGCCGCCCCAGCAGGAGCAGCCAGAAGAATGCGATGGTAAAGAATATGAGCCGTTCCATCTGCGGGAGAGAATCGAGGAAATGATACTCTATGCTTGGGAGCCTGTAACGCAATTCCCGCGAAAAGACCGGGCCTTGGCTGACAAGCTCAAAGAGCTTATGACAGACCTCTATGAACTCTCTATCCAGATCGACAACCGGCACATGAGGAAAACCACGGCAAATAATCTGGACGACAAGCTCGACGTATTGCGCGGCTTTGTGCGGCTGGCGGCGAACAAAAAGTTACACGGGGGCAAATACCCGCCACCGCTCAATATGCACCAATACGCAGTCTGGGCGAAATACAACGATGAAATCGGCAAGTTGCTTGGCGGCTATCTAAAGACGCTGAAATAACCTGCCGCTTTTCATATACGGGGATAGGCTAGATATAGCGGTGCCCGATTCGGGGCGGCAACTGGAACAATGGCAGCAACGCTGGCGTGTTCAACTTGAACCTGAACAATCCGCGGTCGAATACGAACTGGAACATCGGGGGCCGTTGCGCTTTACACCTTATCACTTTTATGTGCGGTGACACCACATCGGATATGAGGGCCGCAGTCTACGGGCTGCGGTCGGTGTGTGGGTCTAAAGGAGCTTATTTACCGTTCCGGGCAGACAACCCGGAAGAATTTTGTATTGCTGCGAAGGCGGGAACGTCACGCGCAGCGACGGTGAATCAATGGCACAAAAAATAAATACGATCAACAATGCTTGGGAGGTCATCACAGAGTTTGAATACCTCTGCGACGCCGACCACAATGCCCGCAAAGGAAAGCGGTATAGGGCCGAAGTGCTGGCCTTTACCGCACAATTTGAGCGGAACATTTTTGCAATTCAGGCGCAAATGCTGGGCGGGACGTACATCCTTGGCCCGTACCGCAAGCTGTGGGTATATGTTCCCAAAAAGCGGCTTGTAATGGCCCTTGGCTATCCTGACCGAATCGTCCAATGGAACTTGTACCAGTACCTGAACCCCATATACGACAAGCTGTTCATTGAGGACAGCTACGCCTGCAGAAAGGGCAAAGGCAGCCACCGGGCAGCCGAAAGGCTCCAATACTGGGTGCGGCAGGTCAGCCGCAAGCCGGGCGACTGGTATTACCTGAAGCTGGACATCTCGAAATTTTTCTACCGCGTCAACCATGAGAAACTGCTCAAGATCCTGTCGAAGCGCATCAAAGACCCGCAGCTGATGGCCTTTTTGGAAACGGTCATCAACAGCAGGGCACAAGCGTTTGGCCTGCCACGCGGCAAGGCTCCGCAGGACACCCCGCCGGGGGACTGGCTCTATGACGTCGGTATGCCCATTGGCAACCTTACAAGCCAGCTTTTTGCGAACATATACCTCAACGAGCTTGACCAGTATGCAAAGCACGTCCTTGGCATCCACTACTACATCCGATACATGGACGATGTAATCATACTGGCAAAGGACAAAGAGACCCTGCACAGCTGGAAAGCCCAAATTGAAGCATTCTTGAACGATGAATTACACCTCGATCTGAACGACAAGACCTGCATCCGGCCCGTCCGGCAGGGCATTGAGTTTGTGGGCGTCCGCATCTACGCCACCCACATGAAGCTCCGCAAGTCCACCACGGGACGCCTGAAGCGGGAAGTCCGAAAGATCACTGAACTGTACGCCACCGGGCAGATGAGCAAACAGGACTTTGACCGCCGCACAGCCAGCATAAACGGCCTGATCGACCACACCGACAGTGCCAGCCTGCGCGGCCGCCTGAACCTGATCTACTTTGACACCATGAAGAAGAACGGAAAGCTCATACAGCCCGACGCCGGAATCTGGAAGGAAAACCACAATGCAAGAGCACAAAAGCTGGCCTGACCTCTGCGAAAGCCTGCTGGACAAGCTGGAAGAAGCAGGGGAGGACACGACCACAGAACGCGCAGAATTCGGCGTGCTGATGGTGGACTGCTGTATGCGCGGCTGTGGCGCAGACCTGCGGCCAAAATCCGAACAGATGGGAGGTGAACTGAAATGAGCCTGAAAGCCATCTGGGAAGCGTGGGGGCCTGTCATGGTCACGCCTGCTGTCATCATCCTGCTGTCCCTTGTCGAGATCGCGCCTATCAAGATCAACCCATGGTCGGCCATTATGAAGTTTTTGGGCAGCCGCATGAACGCCGACGTCACAACCCGTCTGGACACCATGCAGGAATGCCAGAACGAAACACGGCAGAAACTAAACGAGCATATCAAGAAGGACGACGCCCAGACCGCCAGCCTTTGGAGAACGCAGATCCTAAGATTTAACGATGAACTGCTCCATGACCGACGCCACACCAAAGAACACTTTGATGAAATCCTTGGCACCATCAAGGACTACGAAACTTACTGCCATACGCACGATGACTACCCCAACGGCAAGTGCGTCCACGCCATTGCCAACATCAACCGCGTGTACGACGAGCTGCTGGAAAGCCATGACTTTTTATGACCCACAAAAGAGAGGAGTGATTTTGTATGAGCATCGTAACCTTTAAGCGCGGCGACACCACCGCACTGACCAAAAATTTCACCCGTGACGAATTCCAGTGCCAGTGCAAAAAGTGTGAAGCCCAGATGATCGACACGGAGCTTGCGGAAAAGCTGCAACGCATCCGCGACGTGCTGGGCGTCCCTCTGAAGATCACGTCCGGGTATCGCTGCATCGTCCACAACGCCAGCAAGGCCGTCGGCGGCAGCCGCACCAGCAAGCACCTGTACGGGTTTGCCGCAGACTGGCGCACCCTGAACCGCACCGTGTCCCCGGTAGCGCTGTGCATCATCGCGCAGGCCGTCGGATTTGGCGGCATCGGGATCTACTGGCACCCCAAGGCGGCCATGTGCCACGCGGACACCCGCGCCGGGAAAGCGACCTGGCTTTGCACGTCGCCGGGCGTCTATCCCTCGACCACATACAATGCCTTTATTTTGCCCACCATCCGGCAGGGCAGCACCGGGGCAGCCAACCGCAGCGCCGTCATCATGCTGCAAAAGCTGCTCAAAATCAAAGAGGACGGCACTTTCGGGCCTGCAACCACGCAGGCCCTTATGCGTGCCCAGAAGCAGCACGGTCTTGTTGCGGACGGTATCTGCGGCCCTGCATCGTGGCGGGCGCTGTCCGGCGCGGACAAGTACCTTGCCAAGCTGTGAGGTGATACCCGTGCAGGAGCTGAACATCAACGTCACACCCGCAACCAGCCACCAGTGCAAGAGAAAGCGCCCGCAGCGGCGTTTTATGGACAAGGCAGTAATCTATTGTCTTTTCATGTGCACCGTGCTGGACGCCGCAATCCTGGCCATCTACTGGCACAGCATGACCGCCCCGGACAGTCTGGCCATTGCCGCCATGGCTTCCCCGTGGATGGTCGAGTTTGGAGCGATGGCCACCATCAAGAAGCACAAGATCAAAACCCCGGCAGACGACAGCCAGCCGGACGACGAAGCAAAAGGAGAATAATTATGGATGAATTTATGAAAGTCGCTATTACCGCCTGCATCCCCGCTCTGACCGTTATTTTCGGCTGGGGCATCAACAAGGCCGCCAGCATCGCCAACAGCTATGTGCATAACCAGTTTGTGCAGCATTGCATCCAGAACGCCGCAAACGCCGTTTCTAACGCGGTGTCTGACATCAACCAGACTTACGTTGACAGCCTGAAGGAGCAGGACAAGTTTGACGAGGAAGCGCAGAAACGCGCCTTTGCCGACGCTCTGGCAACCGCTAAAAGGTCCCTCACCAATGAAACGATCCTGTTCATCAAGGAGACCTTTGGCGACGTGGATGCCTACCTCAAGCCGATGATCGAATCGCAGGTACGCGCCCAGAAGACCTATATGTGACGTTTTCGTGCCGTCACGCAAACATGACCATTTTCGGCACCTCACGAAAATGGTACGCTCCCGACATAAATGCCGGGAGCATCGGGCCTTAAACGCACTTTTTGCAAAAAGTCAGCGTAAAATCAGCGCAAAACGCGCGATTTGCGCGTGTTAAATGCGCGCCGCGCGATTCCTGCCCCGCTTGACAAGACGCAGGAGCTGCGCTAAAATGAGCCTACTTGAAAGGCTCCGGCCTTTGTAGAGAGCGGTACGCCCGGTCTGGGCGTCCCGTTCTTGATTTTCTTCATTTGGCCGCCACGGCAGCACAAAATTCCCTGATCTGACCGAAGCCCAACGCGCCGCGCCGGGTACACAGGTAGGCAGATCGGGGGATTTTTTATTTGCAGCTTGATTAGAGCTTGCTTAAAACTTGCTTAGAACTTGCTTAAATATTTTGGCTTGAAACTTAGCTTGACAAAGGCCCATCTTTGAGCATTTCCGCTCTTGGATGGGCCTTTTTTCTTTTCCACATTTTGCACGAACTTTTCAACACAATACTGAGTACAAAGCATTATCTTGCCTGTTGACTTACTCACAAAAGTAAGTGATAATAGGCTTGTAAGAACGAAGTACGCAACACAATTTCGATTATGTTTCGGAGGTATTCACCATGAAGAAGTTTGAAGTCGGCCACACTTACTTTGACCAGTACGCTTGCGACCATGAGACCCTGTCCACCATCAAGATCGTAAAGCGCACCGCAAAGACCGTCACCTTTGAGCGCCACGGCAAGACCCGCCGCGCAAAGCTCTACGAGGACTGCAACGGCGAGTACATCATCCCCGACCACTACTCCATGGCCTGTGTCTACCGCGCAGAGCGGGAGCTGCTGGACGAGGAGCCGGAGCAGGAGGTCATCACCGACTACGCCGTGTCGGAAAACCTGCTTGTTCTCACAGCAGGGGAGAAGATCATAGAGCAGCTCTTTGGCGGCAGTAACTTCCGAAAGAAGGAGCTGGACTTCCTGATCGCCCTTGCAGATCGGGCCACCAGCGCCACCAACTGACAGCCCCATACACCCGCCGCCGGGTCTCCCTGCGGCGGGATTTCTTTTTGTCTGCCGTACTCACAATATTGAGTAAAAATATTATCAAACCCGTTGACGAAATCACATTTGTGAGTGATAATATAACTACAAGGCACGCAAACACACACAATAATGAGTTTTGGAGGTTTTACCATGACGAAGTTTACTGACGGCAAGCAGATCGCAACCATCGAGATGATCGACAACAGCACCGGCTGCGCTTGGGAGCATGATTTTTTCGAGGTCGGCGGCCTGAAGCTCAACGAAGAGCTGAACGCCTACGAAGTCGAGGATGTCAACTACCTGATCGACTACGCTCAGAGCTACGTTGACGGTACGAACCCCGACGTCGAGTACACCACCGACGGCGAGGGCAACATCATCAACCCGAACACCACTCTGGACTACCTCGTTGAGGTCTTGTAAGAAGCCAACGGCACAACAAAGCCCCGGTGAACCGCAATCTGCGGCACCGGGGCTTTTCTTTTTACTTTTTCAGCTTGACGGCCGTGCCGTAAGAATAAATATAGCCATTGCTGTTGTTCAGGTTTTGAAATCGAACGCTGATCACAGCATCCGCACCAACCTTTTCGCCTGCACGATTCAGATCTACACAAATTGCATCATTTATGATGCCTGCCATCTTGGAAGAATCGCCTTTCATAGCCCCTTTGAAGTCTAAGCCGCGGAAGCTATCCTTTGCATTTATGAGCGTCATGGCCGTTACAGGGCCGATATATTCGGCGATCTCTACGCCCTGAAGCGTGTCGGTTGTTGTAATAATCATGATTTTATTCTCCTGTCATCTCTATATTATTCCACGCCATCGGCGCGATGCGACTTCATGAAATCGTCCATAGCCTTTTTAATAACCGCGCTGGGCGTCGTTCCTGCTGCTATACAGGCTTCTTTGAACTCTGCCGCATACGTCCTGCGCACCTTTGTCCCTACAATGGTCATGTGTTCTTTATCCCATTTTGCGCTTGCTCTTTTCTGCGATTCGTAAACCATCGTTGCGCCCCCTTTCTTTGTTTAACAGTATAATGCAATAAAACCACCTTTGCAACTCATGAAGTCTGTCTTTTTATATGGTTAAACGGTATAAAAATTGACAAAAAGTACACAGAAACATTGACGCTTTACCTGTTTACATATACGTTTAACCGTAGTAAGATAAAGGCGTGGCGAGGGAAGTCCGACCGGAAGGCAAGGGGTGAAGGACGTACCGGGAGCGCAAGAGCATCACGCCAGCTAAGACAGTAACCCGCTTCCCGCGCATATTTGGAAATCCACGGCAGGCCAACACGGCCGCCCGAAAATTTCCAAATTTTTTTGAAACAAATCTTTTCACACTTGTTGACTTACTCACAATAATGAGTGATAATATAATCACAGAATGATTCACAGCTCACTAACAGGAGGAAACGACAATGACAGTTTGCAGCATGAAAGAAGCGTGGGCGGTGGCCGACAAGATGTTCCCCACCGACTACCAGATCAGCGAGACCAGCAGCCAGAACGCTGGCTACCCGGTCTACCGCAGCCCGATCAACTTCTATGACACCATCTGCGATCTGGGCGACCGTCTGGAGGTCAACATTGCTGGCAAGAGCGTGAACATCTGGGTGGAAGACCCCATCGAGCGGGCAATGGCACGGATGGGCTTTCACCGCAACGAACGCGGCATTTTCGTGATGGCATGAAGGAGGAAAACACCATGAAGCGCTACAAGGTGTATTTTTACAACACGCAGGACAAGTTCTGGGACTGCTACGAGGTCAACGCAATCGACCCGGTGGACGCCCGGAACGTAGCCGTGCAGCGGCTGGTGGACGAGACCGGGCAAGGTCTGGACATCAACGAGCTGACCGATGTGTGCGAAGTCAAAGAGTAAGGGAGGGCAAGACCATGTTTGAGATCACCGACGCCGAGAAGCTGAGAGACGCTTACACCCTGCTGGCATTCATCCGGGACGACGTTCCCACCACCACCGCCGAGCAGAAGACCGGCTTGGCCGCCTTTATGGTCAGCATCAAGAAGGAGATCCGGGCCTACAACAACCGCCCGGCACCTGACAGCCGCATTGTCGAGGAGCACGGCATAAATGGCTACATTGAGCTGGTGCAGCTCCCGGACGAGCTGGACAAGGTCAACGAAGACGATGCCGCCGAGTGGTTCCGGTGGAACCGCTACTACGAGTATTACCCGACGGCCTATGACTGCTCCGGGCAGCGCTTTACAAACTGGTACAAGCTGCACCGCCGCTGCGGGCACTGGTTCGCATATCATTCGGTCAGCTTTGACGTTTAATCAAAAAGGAGGACAAAATCATGCTGGACAAGAACGGAATCGAGATCAAGACCGGGGACGTCGTAAGAATCACCGGGGCGTACTTCAAGACCGACAATGCGCTCTACTTTGTGGAGCACAGCGACGGAGACCCCGACTGGTGCGGGAAAGACCACTGCCTGCTGAAGATCAAGCGCAATGGCGAGCTGAGCAAGGCCAAAAACGCGGTCTGTTTCTGGCCGATCATGGTCACGGTCAATGGCTATGAGAAGTACACCACCGCAAAGCTGTGGAACAAGGAACACGCGCAGATCGAGATCGTCGAGGGCATCGACAAGACCCACATCGCTGAGTATTTCCGGGACAGGGCGCAGCAGTGTGACAAGTGGATTGAGCGGTACACTTGGGATTTTGGCGCAGATAGCAACTCCGTCAAGGAGCAGGAGCAGTACAAGGACTTTTATAATTCCGTCGTGGCAAGATTGGAGGTCTGAACAATGGATAACGTCTGGAATGAATACTTTCTCTTGTCCTATCTGAAGGAAAGCGAGCTAGAGGAAAAATACCGCGAAGAAGGGTACACGCACATGATCGTAAACGGCTATGAAGTCCGCTGGCCGAGAGCGAAGGATTTCACAGCTGCGCTTGAAGATCATACAGTAGAGTTCTTTCTCCCCGGCGGCACTTGGGAGCCGCTTAACCCCGCCTGATGATGGCTGCGTGGCAGCAGCCGAAACGCTCCACCCGGAGCGTCGCGGGAGCCAACCGCAAGAAAGGAGCATCCACATGAAAACGAAAACCTACATTCTGCAGGCCGGGTTCCTGCCCGTCGGTCAGACCGACGTGACAGGCTGGCGCACCTATTCTTTCCACAGTGGCCGCGGTGCCTACGACAATGCCGTGGCAGCCTACCGCAGCGAGATGAACCGCAACAAGAACCAGAATGTCAAGTACCGCATCGTCAGCGCCTACGACACCACCCGCAAGGATGCCTATGTCCCGGTGTTCGGCTTTAAGAGCGCAGCCCGTACCCTTTAACTTGCCGGTAACTTGCCAGCAGGTCCGAAATATCATAAAAAGGCGGTGAAAGATTGAACTATAAATACATCTGGGCGTGGGAAATCCTCAAAGGAACGACAAGCGCGGACATCGTGCGCGGCATCGTTTCACTTGCCCGGGAAGAGAACGCCCCGCCCCGGGCTATCATGCGGCTGCATGATGGCCGCTGGCTGACCCTCGAAGACCTCTCAAACGACGAGCTTGTGCAGCAGATCGAGGAAGAAGCAAAAAACATGATATAACGTCAAACCACCACGACCCGATACCGTATCCATACATCTGTCAGAATCTGGTGCTGGTACTGGTGGTACTTAAAGTTTATATCAATTTAATCTTAGAAGGAGAACGTAAAGGTTACGAATAAGGGGAGATCACCATGAACGACCTTGCAATTTTTGAAAACCCCGAATTTGGGCACATTCGCGGCCTGAAAATCGAGGGCGAGCCGTGGTTTGTTGGGAAAGACATTGCCGAAGCTCTGGGCTACAAGAACCCGCAGAAAGCAATCCGCGATCACGTCGATGCAGAGGACAAAGGGGTAAACGAATTGTTCACCCCCGGCGGGAAACAGAATATCGCCATCATCAACGAAAGCGGCCTGTACAGCCTGATGCTGAAAAGCAAGCTGCCCGGCGCCAAGAAGTTTAAGCGCTGGGTCACATCGGAAGTGCTGCCAAGCATCCGCAAGACCGGGGCCTATTCCGTACCGGGAGCTGGCCGGGACGAACCTGCGGATAACGCCGTGTTTGAACGGCTCTGGGCAGAGCTGGAACGGAAACAGAAGCTCAACGGCTACGTTGACCGCTTTTGCAGCTATTTCGACTGGAGCCGCCGCTATTTCCTGTCCGGGATGTACAAGCTCATGAAGCGCAACGGCTACAACGTCGATGCACTGACCCTGCGGATGCAGGTCGCCACCCACGACTATGCAATGTCCACCATGCAGGCGGTCGTCATGGATGAAGAAGCCTTTAACCTGTTCTGCAAGATCGCAGAATACGGCATCCAGCGCAACAACATCCCCAAAACTGTGGAGGAAGCATTTTTATGAACAACACCCTGTCATCCCTGAACAATTACCTGTTTGAGCAGCTGGAGCGCCTGACCGACGACAGCCTGACCCCGGAGCAGCTAAAGCAGGAAATCGACCGCACAAAGGCCGTCACGCGGGTTTCGGAGCAGATCGTGAACAACGGCAAGCTGACCCTGCAGGCCATGCGCTTTGCAGACGAGAAGCTGCCGCCGGACGCAAAAATGCCCGCCATGCTGGAGGTGGATACCAATGGCACAAAGGTTTAAGCCGGAGGTTCACGCCTTTATCGCCGCCCACGTCGCCGGGACGCCAACGTCTGAGCTGGCCGAAATGACAAACGCAGCCTTTGGCACCAACTTCACCGCGGCGTCCATGAAGTCATACAAGGCCAACCACAAGCTGAAAAACAACCGGGGCACCGGGCAGATCAAGGGCAAACCGACAAAGGCTTTCCCGGCCAACGTCCGGGAGTACATCTTTTCCCACTACAAGGGCACCGGGCACCGCCAGATGTGTGAGCAGCTCTTTGAACAATTCGGCATCCAGTACACCCCGGAGCAGATCAAGCAGTATTACGCCCGCAACGGCCTGAACAGCGGCCTGACCGGATATTTCAAAAAAGGGCACTGCCCATACAGGCCAAAGCCCGGAGTACACGCGCAGGGCTGCGAGAAAACATGGTTCAAGCCCGGCCAGACCCCGCACAACATCAAGCCCATTGGCTATGAACGCACAACGCGGGATGGCTACATCGAGGTCAAGATCAAGATGCGGAAGTCCCGCCCCGGCAGCAACGACAACTTTGCCCCGAAGCACCGCATCATCTGGGAGAGGGAACACGGCCCGCTGCCGCCGGGATATGTCATCATCTTCAAGGACGGCAACCGCCAGAACCTTGACCCGGATAACCTTGCAGCCGTCACCAAGCAGGAACGGCTGGACATGAACCGTCACGACCTGTTCAGCAGCGACCCGCAGGCAACAGAAACGGGCATCCTGCTGGCCCGGCTCCGCACCACCGCCAGCCAAAAAGAAAAGGAGATCAAAAATGGAGAAAATGACAAACGCTGAAATCACCCTCAAACTTGCCAACGGCCAGTTGACCATCGCGGCGGCCCCGGACGCCATCAGCGGCCTGAACCTCTTGAAATACCTCGATCTGGCCGAATGCGCCATCATCGGCGCCAACTACACCGACACCAACACCGCGATGAACACCGCCATGGAACACGCATCTGCAATCATCGCGGGCGTCATGCACACTGTGGGCGACGAAAACACCCGCCCGAAGATGGGAGCCGTCGTCCACGCCACCCAGGTTTCACCGTTTCACCTGCACTGCGTCATCCAGAAGCCCAGCGCCCCGGCAGCCAAGGGAAAATTTTTCACCCAAGAGGGAGGACTGTACATCGGCGTCGATAACTCCGACGGTAACGCATGGACGGAAGAATTTGCAGACCGGCAGCAGCTTTTCCTTTGGTTCGCTGACCAGCCCTGTCACAACGCCCATGGAACGCCCCTGAATCAGTGATATGCTTATCTCCGGCCCGCAACACCGCGAGCCTATAAAAACGCGGCACACAAGCCGCCAGACGCCCGCCCGGCGGGATATAGCCGGGAGAAAGGTTTTTCCTATGGAAAGCATGATCGACATCCTCTTTGACCAACTTGTTAACAGTGACGCCGCTTGGGACATCGAGCACGACAAGGCCACTCAGAACGCGCTGGACGACATCTTTGAAAAGTCCTCGCTGCCCGCCAGTTACAAGATCCGCATCGGCGAGATCATCAGCGCCGAAGCCGTGGCACAAGCCCGTGCAGGGTTCCGCGCTGGCTTTGTGGCCGCGATGAAGCTCTGCGAAGAGGTCAAGAACAAGGCTGAATAATCCAGCCGCCACACCGGGACAGGCTCTGCAAGCGCGGGGCTTGCCCTTTAGTTTAAGAGAGGATATAACATCATGCCCAACAAACGCGAAGAAGCATACAATGCCACGCACGGCCGCTGCGCATATTGCGGCTGTGTCATCGACCCCCTGAACTTCTTTCTGAATCAGGCAAAGCCGGGCCAGCGGGTCGCCGCCTGCCCGGACTGCGCCCGCTTCAAAGGCTCCGACGATCTGGAAACATTCCGCTCCCGCCTGCAGGGCCTGCCGAAAATTTCCGTACAGTACCGCCTTGCAATGAAATACTGGGATTCCTTTGTCATGCCGGAGGAGCCTGTCCGGGAGAGCTACTACCACAAACCCGACGAAATCCGCTTTTATTTTGAGAACATGGACGACTAAACATCGACACCCCACCACCACTACGGCGAGTGATACGGTATCACTACCGTATAGATACATCTGTCAGAATCTGGTGGTAGTGGTGGTAAAGATAATATTATACTTAACCTTAGAAGAAAAACGTATAGGTTACGATAATATACCTCTCTATAAAAGAGCTATAAACCAGCTCGTAAAACTATCGATAAATCTTTCCATACCTGTTGACTAACTCACAATAATGAGTGATAATATACTTACAAAGTGATTCACAACTCACAAACTGAAAGGAGAACACAATGAAAGCACTGAAAGACCTTATGAACCGTCTGGCCGCCGAGGGCCGCGACATCACCGAGCTGGAGCGCATGATCGGCGATCTGGAAGAAGCCAGAACCTGCACCGATGTTGACTATTACGAGGGCCAGATCTACGGCGTCCTGACGGGTCTCTGCATTATGGGCTACATCACCCCCGACGAAGTAAACAGCATCCAGAACGCCGTCGAAGAGTGCGACACCGAGGACTAAACCACACACCGGGCAGGGGAGCCGAAAGGCCCCGCGCCCACGTTTTACAGGAGGAAGAACCATGATGACCAACCTTTTCATGCTGGCCGGATACTCCCAGTATCAGGCGCAGTGCATCGCCCCGTTTGGCTATGTGATCGCCGCCGGAATCTTGGCGCAGGCCGTTGCCCCCGCCGTCGATCAGTACATCTACCGCCGCCGCTGGAACGAAGTCCAGCAGCGCGAAGCGGAAAGGGCAGAAGCCGCAGCAGCGGAGGCCCGCAAGCAAGCTCACCGTCGTGAGGTCATGGACTTCCTGATGCGCGAAATCGCATGAGGGCCTGTTTTTCATGCCCTTGTAACTCACAATAATGAGTAAATGGCACAATCGAGATGCAAATGCACTCAAAAACAAGGAGGTTTTGAATGTACATCGGAACGAAGCTCAAAAACCTGCTGGAAGAATCCGGCCAGCGGCAGGCGCAGGTGGCCCGGAAGATGGGCTGGACAGAAGCGAACCTGAGCCGTGCTCTCACCAACAGGCACAGCCTGAACCTGTCGTCTGTCTTGAAGATCGCGGACGGCATCGGGCTGGAACTCCGCATTGAGGACGCGGACGGAAACCGCCACCCGGCCGCCGACGTGGAGAAGTTTGTAAAGGCTGCGGCAGATACCACCATGTCGTGGAACGACGCAGAGACCATCTTGAAAGCACTTGGCTTTTTCCTTGAATTCGATTGGAGGTAAACCATGATCGAGAAAGAAATCACCACCATGAACCTGAACAACGCCAAATACTACGGCCAGAACCCACAGATGAACCAATTCACCGAAGAACTGGCCGAACTCATTCAGGCCGTTGCTGAAGGGGATCCGCAGCACATCGCCGAGGAAATCGCGGACGTTGAGCTCTTGATCGAGCAGCTTGAGCATCTGCTGCCGCTGGACGCCGACAACATCGCGGGCGTTGCATGGTCGTACACCAATGATAACGTCAACTTGGACAGCTTTTTGTCCTGCATCTGGAATCTGGCTGCCCCGATCAAGAGCATCAATAAGTACCGCAGGGTGCAGATGAACATGAGCAGAAATCTCTATTCATCCAAAGAGGAAGCACATTTCAACAGCCGCAATGCAAAGGACGATCTGGAGCTTTGCATGGGCGGCCTTGTTTCCACTATCAAGTGGCTGATCAAGAAGTACAGCATCACGAACGACATGTTTTTGTCCATCAAGGCATACAAGGTGCAGCGCACCCGCGACCGCATCGAGATTGAAACCGAAAGCGCTGCAAAATCGGCAGCGAAACAGCCGGAAACGCTGCAAAACCAGCAGCAGGAGGGCCATAAGAATGGATAAACCCGAAAAAATCAAGATCGGCTGCTGCCCCATCTGCGGCGGCACCATCAAGCGAATGAATCTGCGCAAGATAGCCCGGCTGAATCAGGTGTACGGCTTTAAGATGGCGTTGGGCGGCGTCAATGACACATGGGGCGCCTTGATCTACAACTTTTCTGCAGAGCTGGAATTGAGCGAAGAACAGACTGCCAAGCTTTCCAAAATTGCCGAACCATACGAACAGATGATGATGGGCTTTTTGCAGGAAGATATGTCGCCGGAGGACTTTGCCGACTACATCGTGGCAAAGTCCAAAGAATGCACGGCCCGTCTGAAAGAAAGGTGGGGCTGATATGGCACTGACGAAATATGTAAACGTCTACAAATGCCGCCTTTGTGGGGAGATGTACACTCCCAGCGGAACGAACAGCGAGATCGCAGCATGGAAAGGCACTCTCCATGAAATCATGCGGGCAAGCGGTTTGGATACGCCCTGCTCGACGCCGGAAGTCACACCGACCATGTTTGAGATGCACAACTGCAAAGATGGCGGCTACGGCGTAGCGGAATTTCAGGGAACACGAAAGGCGGGACCAACATGGCAAGAGATTTCAAACGCATCTTCAAATGTCGCAACTGCGGACAGCTCATTATCACCGACGTACGATTGACATACAGCGCAGGATGGATGCTTACCGATATTTTCAAAAATAACGATGATTATGTGCCAGTCGTTCAAGGCTCGCAGCTTTCGCAGTCCGTAGAAATGTTTCACCGCTGCGACCCGGAGAACCTCTGCATTTGCGATTTTATAGGATGGAGGTCTGACAACGATGCAAAGCTGTGAGCAGCTTTCTTTCTTTTCCATGCCCCTGCAGGCTGGCCGGACGGCCATCTGCTGCATGGATGGTCAGAGCAAGGATGCAACACCGGCCGAAAGCTGGATGCGAGATCTCGTTCAGGGCGCGGAATACACCGTATACGTTGCCGGGCATCCGCTGGTCTTGAAGCCCGTCCCCGGAACGCCTGACAGCATCCAAAGCGGGCACGAATACTACCACTACACCATCGGCCCGCGCCTATACGCGGGGACGTTTGTCGGGAGGATGCGGCATTGAGAAGCCTTGAAGAAATCGACCGCGATCTGGAAATCGCCTACGCCGATATGAAGAACTTTATTCACAGTGGTATGCACATCTCCCCGGTGCTGGAAGATGACATCGACGAGCTGCGGGACGAACGCGCCGCCGTCGTCAAGGCCATGCAGGACGCGGGCCTGATGCGGTATGAGGTCTGCATCTTGCCGAAGCCGGAAAACACGTCCAGCTATTGCGCAGCGTTCTATAAGATCACAGCAACAAGCAAAGATCAGGCTTTCGAGCATGGCAAGGAAACCTTTATCCGTGGCTTTGCAAACTGCGGCGTCACCGCAGAAGATTTTGACGCAGGATATGACATCGGCGTCACGAAAGGAGAAAAGATTGAATGAAAGCACACGTTTCAAACGGCTGCAAGCCCTGCCCGTTTTGCGGCGCACCTGTCACGGTGCGCCTTATGAGAAAAGGCCCTGACTTCATCGCCTGCACCAACAAGCGGGAGTGCGGCGCGATCGTCAGCTTTAACAATACCCCGTGCGACTGTTTCGGGGCATCCCCGGTGGACTACTTCAACAGGAGGGCCAGCGATGAGCAACTATCTGAATGACCGCCCGGACGATGACCGCCGCCTTGTGACGGAAGTCTGCCCCAACTGCGACAACGAGGTCTCGATGGTCTGGGACGTCGAGCAGAACGGCTACAAGGCCACCTGCCCCTACTGCGGCGGCCGCCTGATGCTCTGCGATGAATGCCAGCATCCAAACGGCGTATATTCCGACAGCTGCGATTATGACGCCATGACCCAAAGCTGCCGCTATAACTGTGCTGCCAACTATCTGGAAGCCGAAAAAGCGGTCAAGCTCCTGTCCCAGTTCTGCAAGGGACGGACGCAGCAGGCGGCACGGCTGAAGCTGCACTCTGCCTGCATCGGCTGTGGCTATGAGCCGCTTTGCTCCAAATGGAGCGGTGCGAACACGCCCGTTATGTGGACGTTCAAGGAGGATGTAAATGGATGATTGTATCGAGCGGGAGCCGCTTCTGAAAGCGTTCAAAGAAAAGTGCTGCCAAGACTGCCCCGGTGGATACAGCCGCCAGCAGTGCCACAGTTGGTGCGATGCAGCAAGCGAAATCGAGATGATAGAAAATGCGCCTGCGGTCAACAATACGCCGCAACAGTGGCAGAATTCCAGGCTGCACCCGCCGACAGAAGCGGATGCGGATAGGACGGGCGGCATAATCGTTTGGGCAGCAGCAAGCAGGCACCTTGATGTTACGTTCTGGCAGAACGTCGTACTCTACCCCCAAGATCTTCCATTCTGGATGCCTGCACATGAACCGAACAAATCAAAGGAGTAAAAAATGAACTCTATTCTTTACATTGACGATAACGGCAAAGCCGAACTCTACGATGATGACTACAACATCACGATCTTTTGCAAGGACGAGCAGGAGCAGCAGCGGGCTATGAAGCGGCTGGAAACTGCCAACCGTATGCGCTGGCATGACGCCAAAACCGACCCGCCGGAGGACAGCCGGGACGTCATCGTGTACCGCGATGGCATCGGCTCTGTGATGGGATTCTTTGACCACGAAATCCACAAAAGGTGGCTGGACGCCAACACCTGTGCATTTCTGGACGACGTCACGCACTGGATGGAAAAGCCGGAAGACCCGGAAAAAACGGAAGAGGGAGATCCTGAATGAAATGCACTTTAGTAAAACCGAATCCGTGCCCATTTTGCGGCGAACAACTGCAACTCGTCACGGAGCTTTCGCCCATTGAAACGACATCCGGGAAGGTCATCTCTGAATTTCGCATGAACTACTACAAGCACACCGAAACGGACAAGTGCCCGCTTGGGTATGGATTCGTGCTTGACACATCTCCCGTCGAGGTCAGGAAGTGGAACACCAGAAAGGAGCCGAAGCATGAGGAAGAGAATTGATGCTTATATCCTGCTGGACTTCCTTGAAGGCTGGCGCACAAGGCTTAAAAATGAGCAGATCATCGCCCTGAACGGTATCTGGGCTGCAAAGGTCGAGCAGTCCATCAAAGACCTGTCCAGAATCATTGACTTTGTGAAAGCTCACTCCAAAACCTACGACAATGACAAGGAACGGCCGACAGAAATCAACGAACAGACCATTGAAGCAGTTCGGGACTATATGCTGGAAGACCTCAAAAAATACGATGCCGCCAGCGTCAAATACCAGTGGATGAAGCGCACTGGCGAAACGGTCACAATGGAAGTCAGCATCGAAAAGCCTGAACAGGAGGACGGCCATGAAGAAACAGCGGGCGATTGACGCCATTGCCTTATATGAGCAGCTTTCAGCCGAGGTCGGCTCCATGCTCAAACAGCCGCCGGGCATCATCGTGTCAAAGATCATGGCAATGGTCTTGCAGGCCCCGACCATCTCCAGGCAGCCTGACCCTTGGACGAACATCGAAGATGGTATGCCCATCATTCCGGGCGACATCAACGGTCACGGCGAAATCACCGTCGCCGTTATGTTCAAAACGGAGCAACGTGTCACCACGATGATTTACGAGCGGGCAATCATCCGCGGTAAAACAGTGTACCGCTGGAAATGGCCGTGGGACAGGATTTACAGCTACGGCGACATTATTCGCTGGGCATACCTACCCCAGCCGCCCAAAAAACAGGAGGACGCCACAGATGGAGCAACTGAACCGCAATGCTGAACACTATGCAGACCCCACACCCGCAGCGGCCTTGAAAAACATCTACGCCAAAGAGGAAGCCGACCGCCTGCGCAAGATCAGCGCCATGATGGCAACGCTCAAACAGGCCGCAGATCTGGCAGGGCTGGAAGTTGTGGGCCGCGTCATCTTCAAGGACAAGGCCACAGGAAAGGAGCACCGCTGATGAACCGCATCCAGACCGCCATTGTGACCGCACTGCTGGCCGGGGTCGTCCCGCTGGCCGTACAGGGCAACATCCTGAACCGCCGTATCAATGAGCTGGAAACCTATTACACAATTTATGCCGCCCGCTTTGAGAACTGGTCAGACCGGGCTTTGAAGGATGAACAGATCATCGAGGACTTGCAGCGGGTCAACAGCATGACCCAGCAGCCTGCGCCGGAAAGCGATCTGCCCGCCGGGATGGCCGCCGAATACGTCGGCGAATACACCTGCACCGCCTACTGTACAGAGAAGCGACCCCACATCTGCGGCACTGGTACAGGAATCACGGCCAGCGGCGCGCCTATCACGGCAGACCTGACCGTCGCAGCAGACCAAAGCCTGCTGCCATTCGGCACCGTGATCTACATCGAGGACGTAGGCGTCCGCGTCGTGCAGGACAAAGGCTCCGGCGTACAGGGAAAGCACCTTGACGTGGCCGTGCCCGGCAGCCATGATGACGCCCTGCACTGGGCAGGATACGGAACGCACAAGGTCTGGATCTTGAAAGGGGACGCCAGCAATGACGAAAGATGAAACCAAGCAGGAGCAGGCACGAAACCTGCGATATAAACGCCCCGCGCTGGCATTGATGGGCTGGGAAACGATAACGAACGAGCTTTCGGAAATCCAGTCAGCGTGTGACGACGTTTCTTACAGCATGAGCACAGATTCAATTTTGGACGCTTTCGACGGCGACGAAGAACGTGCAGGGGAATTCCAAATGGCATTTGCAGATCTTTCGGCAAAATGCGAGCAGCTATCCGGCTGTCTGTATGACCATGACGAACTGTCAGAATATTTTGACGACTGCACCGTCGCCCTGATTGGAAACCGCTACGAATCTGTAGGATATGATGGCTACGAGGAAGATTATTACCATCTCACCTACTACGAACAGGAACTGGCGCAAACAGAAGCCGGAAAGCGTGTATGCCGCTGGACAAAAAAGGATATGCTGGCCAACATCGGCCAGTGCATGGGCGTCCTGCTGGCCTTTTATGACCTACGACAGCAATACGACTATCTAAAGGCTGAACTGGACATCTTGCGAGGGGAAAACGCTGCTGTGCTGCAAACCATCAAGGAGATTGAAAAAGCCTATGACCGGCAGTTGGAATTGAAGAAATGGCAGGATGACCCGGAGTTTGAGAAACTGCTGCGTTCACTGCCGGACAGAGTCTGGATTGAGTAAAGGGGGGAAATGCGATGAATCAAATTGGAATCGAACTCAGATCGACATCTTTTGACCTGACGAAACCTTTGGCCGCAATGGCCGAACGCGCCAAGCAGGATGGCTTTGAGTTTTACTACACCCGGTACATCGCCGAAGATGTTTTCGAGCTGGAGCTGCGCCGGGACTACATCGGCGTCAAGACCAAGATATCATGCGAATACATGAACAAGTACGTCCCGCAGTCATGCGTGGAGGGCGTATTGATGGGTGAATATGACCGCATGGCCTATATGCTGGGAGCCGTCACGGGCTGCAACAACGCCCCGGAGGATTTGAGATGACCTACAAAGAATTTTTGGAAAACAAGATCGACATCGCCCCACTTGCGGGCATCGACGTTGACCCGTCGGAGATCAACCCGGTCTTGAAGCCCCACCAGCGCACCAGCGTCTTGTGGGCCTTGCGCGGCGGCCGCCGGGGCATCTTTGCCCGCTTTGGCCTTGGAAAGACCGCAATGCAGCTTGAATGGTGTAACCAGCTCCAGAAGCATGAGGGCGGCCAAACCCTGATCGTTATGCCCCTGAACGTCATGCCGGAATTTCGGGCAGACGCAGTAAACTTGTTGGGGATGCAGGAGCCGCCCTATTGCCGCACCATGGCCGAGGTCAAGGCCAGCGACGCGCCGATCATCCTCACCAACTACGAAAGAGTAAGAGACGGCGATATCGACCCGCACTACTTCACGGCCGTCAGCTTGGACGAAGCGGCCACCCTGCGCAGCTTTGGCAGCAAGACCTATCAGGAATTTATGCTCAAATTTAAGGGCGTCCGCTACAAGCTCACAAACACCGCGACGCCCAGCCCCAACCGCTACAAGGAGCTGATACACTATGCGGGCTTTCTGGAGGTCATGGATACCGGGCAGGCGCTGACCCGATTCTTTAAGCGCGACAGCACAAAGGCGAACAACCTGACGCTATATCCGGGCCGGGAAAAGGAATTCTGGATTTGGTGCGCATCGTGGGGACTGTTCCTGCAAAAACCCTCTGATCTGGGCTTTTCCGACGCCGGGTATAGCCTGCCGCCGATGAACATTCGATACCACAAGCTGGACAGTGCCGAGCGGCCGGACGAATTTGACCCGGATGGCCAAATGAAGCTTGGCCATGATGCTGCAATGGGTCTGACCGACGCCGCAAGGGAAAAGCGGGACAGCATCCAGATCAGAGCCGCCGAGTGCGCCGCCATCGTAAACGAAAGCCCGGATGAACACTTTGTCATCTGGCACGACCTCGAAGATGAGCGCAAAGCTCTGAAAAAGGCCATCCCCGATATGGTGGACATCTACGGCAGCATGGAGCTGGAAACCCGCGAGAAGCGCGTCATGGACTTTGCACAGGGCCGCACTCGGCTGTTCGGCACCAAAAAGAGCCTGTCCGGCTCTGGATGCAATTTTCAGCGATTCTGTCACCGGGCAATCTTCATGGGCATTGACTACGAATTCAACGATTTTATTCAGGCGGTGCACAGAATCTACCGCTTTTTGCAGGACAAGCCCGTGATTATCGATATCCTGTACATGGACACGGAAAGTGAAATCCTGCTGGCCTTGCAGCGCAAGTGGCGTCAGTATGACGAACTCAGCGAGAAGATGGAGCAGATCATCAAAGAATACAGCCTTGGCAGCCTTGCCTTGGAATCCCTCAAAAGAACGATAGGATGTGAGCGCGTGGAAATCACCGGAAAGAGCTATACCGCAATCAACAACGATTGCGTCGAGGAAATCAAGAACTGGAAGACCGACAGCATCGACCTGTATGTGACAAGTATCCCGTTCGGCAACCATTACGAGTATTCGCCCTCGTACAACGATTTTGGCCATAACCCAGACGACAACGCATTCTTTGAGCAGATGGACTATCTGACGCCGGAGCTGCTGCGGACTCTGAAGCCCGGTCGCGTGGCTGCAATCCACGTCAAAGACCGCGTCCAGTTTGGCAACGTCACCGGCATGGGAATGCCGACTATCGAACCGTTTCACGCCGACTGCATCTCCCACTTTATCAAGCACGGCTTTGCCTATTTCGGCATGATCACCGTCGTGACCGACGTCGTGCGAGAAAATAATCAAACTTACAGATTGGGATGGACCGAACAGTGCAAGGACGGCACCAAGATGGGCGTTGGCTGCCCGGAATACATCTTGCTGTTCCGCAAGCTCCCCACAGACCACAGCAAGGGATATGCGGACGTCCGCGTCGCAAAGAGCAAGGACGAATACACCCGTGCACAGTGGCAGCTCGATGCACACGCATTCTGGCGCAGCAGCGGCGACCGTCCGTTTACCCGGGAAGAGCTGGAAAAGATTCCGACCTCAAAGCTCCAGAGCATATACAGAAAATTTAGCCGCAATACCGTCTATTCCTACGAGGAGCACGTTAAGCTGGCCGAAAGTCTGGACAAGGACGGCCGCCTGCCATCCACGTTTATGGTCGTCGCCCCGGGAAGCTGGGATATGACCGTCTGGGACGACATCAACCGCATGAAGACCCTGAACACAAGCCAGAGCCAGCGCCGCCAGCAGATGCACGTCTGCCCCTTGCAGATCGACATCGTGGAGCGGCTTATCAACCGCTATTCAAACCCCGGCGAGCTGGTAGCAGACCCCTTTGCCGGACTGTTCACCGTCCCGTATGAAGCCGTCAAGATGGGCCGCCGGGGAAAGGGCGTCGAGCTGAACCCGGACTATTTCCGCGACGGCGTGGGCTACCTCGAAGCAGCGGACGCCCAGCAGAACGCGCCGACCCTCTTTGACCTGCTGGAAAGCATGGAAGGAGCCTGACCATGAGCGTGATGCCTTACGAACGTGCCGCCGAAATCCTCGACCCTGCCCGGGGCGAAAGATTCACCGACATGGAGCCGATAAACAAAGCCATCTATATGGGCTGCGATGCCCTGCAGCTGCGAATCCCGCGCAGCCTGACTGAAAAATTCACCTGCCCGAATTGCGGATCTGGCGAATATCTTTACAACCTCTATGGGTTACGGAATGCCTGCTGCGGCAACTGCGGACAGGCCATAAAATGGGAGGATTGACTATGAGCATCAAAAGCGAAATTGAGAAACGCCGTCTCTGCCCCTTTAAGCGCGTTTTCACCCGGCAGCACAGGAGAGCAACGCAGGACGCCATGCAGGAGGTCTACAAGGACAAGCTGGGGGAGTGCGACGGCGAAAACTGCATGGCCTACAAGAACGGCCATTGCCTGCGGCTGGAAAAATCGAAAGAGCTGTGATATAATATAAAAGCTCGCATCAACTAACAGAAGATACTCCGACGTCTTCTTTTTTGGGCGAAATCGCTCACATTTGTGAGTGTATGGGTTGCTCCCGTTATCATACGGGATGCCATGCTCATTTTGTGATTTTTTTGTAATTGCGGCATAATGCTGCTGTGATCATTCTGATAACTTGCAGGCTTACTGCCTGCATCGAGGCTGCACGGCTGTTTTCCGTGCGCAGAAAGGAAAAGACCATGCCTTCTTTGACGACCTACACCCTGCTCAAGCAGGAACACAACGCCCGGCGGGGCGAGTTCAAAACCGTGCACGGCACGGTGCAGACCCCTGCCTTCCAGAACTTTGCTACCGCCGGTGCCATCAAGGGCGGCCTGTCGGCGCAGGATCTGAAGGATATCGGCGCGCAGGTCATGCTGTGCAACACCTAC